ATTAGGAGTTTAAATGAGTAATTCAAATCAATTAACTGAATGGTGTAAAAGATCAGCTTACGGAACTTTAGGTTTATCTATTTCAATGGGTATGTTTGAAGGTGTTGAAGGATTTCAAAAGTTTGGATTTAATTCAAATGTTACATCAATATTAAGTCCTATTTGGTCTAAAAATACTGATTATAAATGGTTGAGTCAAAAATCAAAAATGTATGTTAGTTCATCTAGTGTTAATGATACATATTTAGGGACAGGAGCATGGAATGTAATAATACAAGGATTAGATGAGAATTTCGAACCTATATCAGAGTTAATAAATTTAGATGGAATAAATGAAGTTATAACACAGTCAGAATTTTTAAGAGTTAACAGAGCTTTTGTTGTTAATAGTGGAGATAATGGCGGTTTTGCTGTAAATCCAATACCAACAAACATAGGAAATATAACAATAGAAGCTGTTGAAGATGTTGGAAATGTTCAAGCTTTTATAGATGCAGAATTAGGACAAACAGAAATGCTAATATATACTATACCAGCAGGTAAAACAGCTTATCTTACTATAGCAGCACATTCTACGTCTGAAGGAAAAACAGCAACAATATTAGCATTTGTTAGAAATGCCGCTGTTCCCTTTTCGGCTTGGCAATGCAAAGTGGTTTGGAAAATAACCAATAACAGCGTTCACACTTACGAATTTACGCCTATACCATTACCAGAAAAATACGATATAATGTATATGGCAAGGACTGACCAAACATCGGTTGAAGTTTCTGGAATTGCAAGTTTTGTATTAGCTGATAAAAGTTTAAATTATAGAGATGTATTTGAAATACCTAATTTAGTTTTACCAGTATAAGGAGATAAAATGGCAACTTTAAATTTTGTTGTAGAAGATGGAACAGGGAAAAGCGACGCAAATAGTTATGTATCAATAATTTACGCTGACCAGTACGCTGTAAATTATGGTTATTCTGAATGGGATACATACAGCACACCTGTTAAACAACAGTACTTAATACAAGGTACTCAATATATAGATTTATCTTTTAACTTTACGGGTAAATCAACAAATATTGGAAGTTCTAAAACAGAGGACGACCAAGCATTAGAATTTCCTAGAGAAAATATGTATTGTGGTTCTGTATTATTAGATAGCGACGCTGTACCAGTTCAAATAATGAAAGCTACAGTTGAGGCAGCAGTACAAAGAGGTTTAAGTGATACACGGCTTATAGTTGAGTCTGGAGAAGTATTGAAGCGTGAAAAAGTAGGTGACCTCGAAATAGAAAGGTTTGATAGTTCCAGCAGGTCATCGACTGAAATTAGATACCCGAATGTTGAAAGAATGATTAAGTGTTTAGGTACTTATGGCAGCTCAAGTGCTATATTACAAGTGAGGGTTTAAATGGCTGTTAATTATACTAATTTACAGAAAACTGCTGATAATCTAATTAACAATTTTGGTGGTACAGCGACTCTTATAAAAGTTACTAATGGAGTTTATGACCCTTCAACAGGCGAGGTAACAAATGTACCGACTGAAAGCACAATTACAATAGTTCAATCTAAATTTAAAACTATGGAGATTGACGGAACAAACATACAAACTAATGATTTAAAGCTTTTACTTAAAGCAGGTTCAAATGTTGAAATAAAAGATAAAATTAAAATAAATAATGTTACTTATAATGTTATAAATGTAACGCCGACACAGCCGGGAAACATTAAGACACATTATATTGTACAGGTAAGAAAATGAGCTTATTTACTAATCTTAACCAATTTCAAAAAGATATTAAAAAGATTAGTGAAAAAACTAAAACCGACCAAGAAAAATTAGTTAAAAAATATGCGTTTGAGGTTTTTACAGAATTTGTAAATAGAACACCTATAGATACCGGAAGGGCTAAAGCGAACTGGTTTATAACTTTAAATACAGGAACAGATGAAGTATATACAGGCTCTGGTGAGCTTGGAGAACAAGAGGCGACACTTGTATCACTTAGACGTTTAAAAGTCGCTGATACTAGATTTATACCCGATAAATATGTGATTAGTAACAATTTAGATTACATTGTACCTCTTGATGAGGGTTGGTCTAAACAAGCGCCAATAGGTATAGTAGATTTAGGAATACAGACAGTTAATATTAAATTTAGGAGATTCGCAAATGAGCTATAAACAAGCAAAAATAGATATAGAAAGTTATTTCAATACTGAGATAGCAATATTAGAACCAGATTTAGATATTTATTATTCTAATATTGCAGAAGATGCAACATTGCCAAGTGAATATATAAGATTTATAGTTCAACCAAATGTATCAACTCAAATAGAAGCCGGTGCAAGTGCAGCATTTAGATTTCAAGGAATAATTTTTATACAGGTTCTTGTAGGTAGGAACAAAGGCGAAAATAGAGCCAATGAACTAATAGATGAATGCGTAGGTATATTCAGACGTAAAGTCGTAGAAGGTATTAGGTTCGAGGGTGAAACAATAAGAAACATAGATAACAATGAGGCAGGATTGTTTCAAAAAAATATAAGTATCCCGTTTGTAAGGGATGAAATTTACACAATATAGGAGGCTTTAAATGGCTTTAGCAGATGGAAGTAGAATACAATTAAGCAGAAGAGCAACCGGAGCTGGTTCCGGTAACGGTGATATATTAAGATATGTTTCACATGGTCTTAATCCTTCGCAGAACTCAATTACTAGTGAAGAAGTAAACAGTGATAGAATGGTTACGGATTTAAAAAATGTAAGTTCAGGAGCTACCGGCAGTTTATCGCTTGAATATTCATATAAGAACTTAACACCAGAACTTGAGAGCGCTTTTTATAGCACATTTTCAACAGTAACATTAACAACATCAACAGTATCAGCGGCAGACGAATATAATAGTTTAAATGACGCTACGGAAGATTTATCAATCTTTTTGCCTGGAACTTGGGTAAACGTATCAGGTTTCACAGAAACAGCAAATAACGGACTTGCTAAAGTTGTAAGCTCAACAACAGATAAATTAGTTTTATCTTATATTGACCTTGTTGATGAAGTTCTGGGCGATAGTGTTACAATATCATCTAGTTTATTAATTAACGGAACAACAGAGCAAGCATACGACTATGAAGAGTTAGACGAATCAAGTTCTAAATATTTTACTTACACAAATATGGTTGTTAATACATTTACTTTGGACGCAACACCACAGGAGAAAATTACAGCAAGTGCGGATTTATTAGGTACCGCTTTTGACAATCCATCAGGAACAATTTTTGACGGATACGACGCTGCTGTTACAACTCCGATTATGGACACTTCTAATAACGTTATAAGTTTAATGATTGGTGGTGTTGAATATAATGTTCAGTCAGCTAATATTAATATATCTAACGGTAATAGATTACAGACAGTTGTAGGCTCTGGAACTGCTGCTGGTATCGGCGCTGGTAAAATGGAAATTACAGGTTCGGTAGCTATTTATTTCTCTAGTGCAGCAGATACTTTATTTACAGCATTTAAAAACAATACTGAAACTGATTTTGATTTAGTTATGACTGATGACCTTGGAAACTCTGAAATATGGTCAATCCCAGCGGTTAAATTTACTGAAATAGATAAACCAAACGCAGGTACAGAAAGCGATTATATATTTACTTTCAGTTTTGGTGCTAAGGTTGACGCAACAGGCGATAAACAGATGGTTATTTCAAGAATTGATGTATAAATAAAAAAAAGGAAGGTAAAAATGAATTTAAAAAATAATTTTGTTAACACTAAAAATGCTATGGAAAATGGAAGATGGGTTAATCTTTATGGAATAGATTTTAAAATCGCTTATTATGCAAATAAAGATTTATTGAATTTTGTAAGAGAAAAACAAAAAGAAACAGGGATTATTAATCCTGCTGAATTCCCTGAAAAAATAATTTGTGAAATGATATCTTGCTATATAGTTAAAGATTGGCGAGGATTAAAAGAAGGTTATAAAAATATAAAATATACACCTGAAATGTCTAAAAAATTATTTTTTGAAAAAGAAAACGGTGTTTATATTTATATGGATTTAATGACCGAGATTTTAGAATTATCAGCAGACAAAAAAGAATTTTATGTAATAGATAAAGAAATTGTAAAAAAGTAGTTAAAATCCTAAAATGGAATAAAGAATATTATAAACAAGATTGGGCTAAAATAGCAAAATTTGAAAGGGAACGAGGTAGAAATGTTCCCTTTCTTGATGAAATGCCAGATGAAATTTTAGGATTAAGCTGGATAATTGAAGCTTATTATTTTTTAAGTACACAGAGAAACTTAAATGGTTTTATAGATTATAAAATAATAAACACATATTGTTTTAATAAAAATTTAGATGTAAATATATTATCAAAATATCTTTTTGAAATTGATGCACAGATAAGGAGCGAGAATGGCTGAAACTAATGTAAGAATAAACATAGACGCTACAGGAGCAAAAAGAGGTAGTAAAGATTTTACAGAATCTATGAAAAAAATTGGCATTGCTTCTGATAGACAAAAAGACAGATTTGACGAATTAAAAAGAAGAATGGAAAACTTTGATAAAGCTGGAGATAAATCAACTAAAACATTAAAAAAAATTGAAAAAGAAACAAAAAGAACGGCAACAGAAATGAAAAAGCTAAATAAAAATGTTGACGGTGCAAAAAGTTCATTAGCATTAATGGCAAAAGCTACAGCGGTTTTAGTCTTTTTAAAAAAAGTTGGTGATTTGACATTTAAAACGGCTGAAGCTTTTAGTAAAGAACAAATTGAATTAATAAAACTTAATCAAATATTAAGAACGACAGGGAACGAAGCGGAAATAACAAGTAAAGAACTTGAAGAATTAGCTGAAAGCTTGAGTGGTTTAACAGGAACAAGCAAAACTACAATATTAAACGCCGAAGCTATGGCTTTAACATTTACAAGAATATCAAAAGATATTTTTCCAGAAGTTATAGAACGTGCTTTGGACTTACAGACTGTTTTTGGCGGAGACTTAAAATCAAGTATTAAACAAATCGGTAAAGCACTTACTGAACCCGCAACAGGTCTAACTGCATTAAAAAGAATAGGTATAACTTTCACAAAAGAACAACAGGAATTAATAAAAACATTAACTGAGGAAAATAAACTTTTTGAAGCTCAAAAAGTGATATTAAACGAACTAGAAAGAGAATTAGGAGGAACAGCTAAGGC